ATTTCACCATGGACGACAACCCCTCTCTCTCTGAGGAGACGAGGGAGCGGTATAAGCGGATGTTCCCTGAGGGGTCGGTCTGGTACGATCGCTACATCCTCGGCCAGAGGACCGTCGCCGAGGGCCGGATCTGGGACTTCTTCAGGCCCGACGTTGGTGCCGGCTACGTGGTGGACGCCCGAGACTGCCCCCGCGCGTTCCTGGACTGGGTCGTCTCCATCGACTACGGCACTTCCGACGCTTTCGCGGCAGGTTTGTACGGCCTGGCACAAAATCCTTCTCAGAATGCCCTCAGGTCGTGGTTTTTGGTCGGGGAGTACTACTATGACCCGAAGGAGCACCGAGGCCGCCAGAAAGCCCCTACGGAGTATATAGAGGACTTGGTAAAATTATGCAGATGGAAGGGGCATCCGATATACCCCGATATCCTCTGCGATCCGTCAGCTGCGGCGTTCATCACCGAATGCAGGAGGTCAGGGCGGGCCGAAGTGGAGAACATCCGGGGGGCCGACAACAGCGTGAAAGACGGCATCCTCGACGTGGCGACGATGCTCAGCCAGGGATGGCTCAAGATCTCGTCGGATTGCCCGAACGCCATTAAATACATCAATAATTATCGTTGGGATGAGAATAGTAAAGAGGAGAAGCCACTACACGACGGAAGCCATTTTCCAGACGCATTAAGATATGGCTGCCGTTATATGATTAGGAGGATGAGATAATGATCTGCATGTGTTGCGGCGCGCGCGCCCCCGTGATGGAGCGGGTCGCCCTGGAGAGCCTCGAAGGCGGGGTTATTCGTCGTGTCGTCATCGAAAATCAACCGATCTGTGATGATTGCCGGGTGGCGATCGCCAGGCGGGCGGCGGAAAACGACCAGCTCCGGAGGGAGCGGGACGAATGATGCAAACTGATCTTTCGTTTCTGGACGAAGGCAAGCCGTGGCCTCCGATCGGCGAAGCCGAGCGGATCGCTAGGATGACGGCCAACATTGACATTTTCAATGGGGGACGGGGCTCGTTTCTCGTCATGAAGAACTGGATGGACAAAGACGTCGAAGTCCGGCCGAAAAAGCTCCACATCAGGGTCCCCCTCCCAGAGAAGGCGGTCGGGGTAGTCCTGAACGGCGCACTCCCCGAGCTGGAGCTGTCGGTGGCCTCGGAAGACATGAACGCCAGGTTCAAGGCTTGGATGACGCGCGATCGGTTCCCCCTAACTCTGGAAGAGGCCGGTGTTGATTGGTGCCGGTGCGGCGTCGGCGTCCTGAAGGTTTCGCGATCCGGGGAGGCAGTGAAAATCCGGGCGGTGAGGCCCGATTGCTGGATCCCGGTGTGTTGGCCCGACGACGACCGCGAGTTCAGGTACCACGTACTGTTCACGCAATGGACCGAAAAATCTGATAGCGGCTCAGAATCCGCCTGGATGAAAATCGAAATCCACTCGGAGACGACCATAGAGTATCGGTTGTATCAGATCAGCGAAGCCGGGAAACTGGTGAGACGTGACCTCGCCGCGAAGGCGAACCTTTTCGAGGGCTACGATCTCGATGGGAACGATAGCCAGCCGGTGCCAGGATGGTGCGTGTTCCCAGTCTGGAACTCCCGGACCACCGACCAGGCATATGGCATCCCAGACGCATCGTTCTCGCCGGAGGCTCTCTCGATCGTCGAGGCACTGGAGATGGCACTCAGCCAGCGGCGCTATAATCATTCGGGCCACTCCAAGCCCGTAACAGTGGTCTCCAGGGATTGCATCAAGAGTGACCCCTACACCGACCGGACCAAAACGGACCTCGAAAAGCCTCTCCTAGTCTGGGGAGACGAGACGGACGCCTCCCGGGCCGTGGCGTTCGTCGCTGCTCCCCTGGATTCGTCGCCTCACATCTCCCAGGAGCTCACCGATCTCCTGATTGCGTTTGTGAACGTGACGGAGCTATCGGCCGCGATGGTGTCTGGTATCGATTCCGCAAATGTCGCCAGCGGTCGGGCCCTGATGCTGGAGCTGACGCCCACGATGGACCACCTCAGACGGTTCCGGGCGGCGTTCTGGGATGTAATCCCCGCTGTCCTGGAAGCAGCGGGTCGGCTGGCGACCCCGGCGTCGGGGCTCCCGCCGATCGCGGCCGAGGACATCCAAATGAACTGGGAGCTGTCGCTCGCCACCGATCCGACCGAGACGGCTCAGCGGCTCGAAATATTGTGCCGGGCCGGGATCTACTCCCCACAACAGGCCCATCGTGAGCTCGGGCTATCCCAGGAGGATAGCGATCGGATCATGGACGAGATCAAAGCCAACGCCACGGCGAAAGCTCCGAGCGGGCCGGAACTGGAACCTTTGGCTCTTGAGATCCCGCCGGGTGAGGTTTCGTGAAGACCGAAGACCAGATCCTCCAGCTGACCGACGCCCAAGCCGAGAACCTGATCCGGCTATACGAACGGGGCGAGGCCCGGATCGAAAAGCAGATCAACCGGGCCCTCCTCAGTGGCGGCGATCCCGAATACCTCCAGGCGCTCCAGGCCAACGTCAAGACGGCGAGGGCGGATCTGTTGGCGGGTTCCCGGGAGTGGTGCCAAAAGTCGGTCCCATACCTCTATCGCGAAGGCGTGGCCTACGCCGATGATATGGCTTTCTCGACCCATCTCTCGGCGGGCTTCGGGACCGTCCACCAGCAGGCTGCGTCCGCCCTGGCGGAAGCCACCTATTCTCGAATGGTCGACATGGACGGCGTGATCGGCCGGCGGGTGGATGACGTGTTCCGGGCCGTCCAGCTCGAAGCCGCCGAGGGCGCGGTCCTGGGGTCGGAGGCAGTCCAACAATCGGCCAAAGTGATGAAAGAAAAGCTCGCCGAGCGCGGCATCACTGGGTTCGTCGATCGGCTCGGCCGCCAGTGGTCGATGAGGACGTATACCGAGATGGCCGTCCACCAGGCGACGATGGATTCTTTCCGGGAAGGAACACGGCTCAGGTTGCTTGAGCATGGGTACGATCTGGTCGTCTTCTCTGCCCATCTGGCGGCCTGCCCCCTATGTGTCCCCTGGGAAAACCGGACGGTGAGCCTCACCGGAAGGACGAAGGGCTACCCGACTCTCGCGGACGCTAGGGCGGCGGGCATGTTCCACATCGGGTGTCGGCATATATGCACGCTGAGCCCCGACGAGGCGGGCTGATCCGGGCGATATAACAAACTATATATACCATAATCAATAAATAACTCGCCATCGAATCTTCGGCTCAGGCAATCTATCCTCGTCTCCCCGGACGCTAAACGGGCGCTGCCTGCTGCTGGAGACGTCGCCGCCGTCCGATATCGGCGAGACTTAGCGGGTGCTTTCCCATGTCTGAGAACGACGAGAAGAAATTCACTCAGGAAGACGTCAATAAGATCGTAGGGGAACGGCTCAAAAACCACGTCCCCAAAGCCGATTTTGAGGCGTTGCAAGCCAAAAACAAAGAGCTTGAGACTGCGAACTCCAAACTGACCACCGAAAGGGACACGCTGAAAACTAAGGTGGAAGGGCTCGAATCCGCCGGAAAAACGGAGGTGGAAAAGGCCAACGCCAAAGCCGAAGCCGTCGCCAAAGAGCTCGCCGACATGAAGGCCGCAGCCGAAAAGCGCGAGAAGTACGACGCTGGGATCAAAGAGATCAATTCCAAGGTCTCCGAGGCTCAGCTCGGCAAAGGCGCGGCTGAATACGTGGCTGTCAACTTCCGACCCGGCGACGACCCGGTAAAGTTCATGGAGACTCATATGCCCCTTATGAAGGCCTCTTATCCTCCTCCCAACGTCGGAGACGGGGGCAGGGGCAGTGGCAACCCTCCGAAGACCAGTTTCACTCGTCAGCAGATCAAAGACATGACACCCGAGGAATTTTCGAAGAACGAAAGCGCCATCCATGAAGCGATGGCGAAAGGAGAAATCAAGTAATGTCTCTTGCAAACTTCATTCCTGAAGTCTGGAGTCAGCAGCTTTTGGCGAACCTCCAGAAGGTCCACATCTTCGGCCAGGGGGCTATCATCAATAGGGACTATCAGGGCGAGATCCGGGCATTCGGCGACACGGTGAAGATCAACGCAATCGGCCCCATCTCGGTCGGGACGTACACCAGAGATACCGACATCGACGACCCCGAAGCCCTCACTGACGCCCAGGCAGAGCTTAAGATCGACCAGGCGAAGTACTTCAACTTCCAGGTGGACGACCTCGACCAGGCCCAGCAGAAGCCGAAGGTCATGGCCGCCGCAATGACTGACGCCTCGTATTACCTCCGGGATGCTGCCGATCAGTTCATCGCATCCCTCTACACCGACGCCAGCGCTTCCAACGCTATCGGCAACAACACCACGCCACATACTGTGGTCGCTGGCACTCCCGGGCAAGGAGAGTACAACATCTTCGACGAGCTGGTAGACCTCAGAGTCAAGCTCAACAAAGCCAAGATCCCGACAGGCGGTCGATTCGTGATAGCCGGTCCTGAGATCCTAGCAGTGATGCTGAAGGATGAGAGGTTCACGAAAGCCAACGTCGCCGGAAGCGCCGACACTCTCAGATCTGGCCAGATAGGGCGGGTCCTGGGATTCGACGTCTACGAATCGCCCAACTGCCCCGTCGTCGCTGGCTCCAAGTACAAGGTGATCGCCGGTCATCCGATGGCCTGGTCCTTCGCCGAGCAGATCGTGAAGGTCGAGCCGTACAGAATGGAGAAGCGGTTCGCCGACGCCGTGAAAGGTCTGCATGTATACGGTGCCAAAGTCGTACGACCGGCGGCCCTGGCGGTCCTGACGGCTACGGTGTCTTGAGGTGGTGAAGATGGATAAGAGACTTAAGGCAATTCTGGGGGTCGCCCTTCTGGCCACCCTCCTTATCCTGCCTGTGGCTATGGGTGGCAGGACGGCGATCAATACGACCTCATGGGTCGAGAACAGCTATCCAACCTCTACGGCTACCGCAACGGCCCTAGATTCGACGAACAACCACTATATCCCCTTCGTCGACGGCCTGGTTTTCCGGGTGGTGGAGTCAGGCGGGGTGGCGAATGATACCCTTATTACAGTACTTGCAGGAGACGATCCTCCTGCCTTCAGATCCTCACTGGGAAATCTGACTGTCACTATCGCCAACGCCACCTCCGAGACTTGGATAGGGCCCTTTGAGTCTGCTAGGTTCGTCAACCAGACTGGCTACCTCCTGGTGAACACGAACTCCACCGACGGAACGATCGAGGCATTCAAGTTCCCAGTCTAGGGGAGCACATGGCCTACATCCTCCTCGCCGACGCTAAGACGCGCCTTGTGGCCCTCTGCCTGTCATCCGAGTTGACTGCCTGGAACGCAGCCAGTGACGGCGACAGACAGATCCTCTTAGACCGGGCCGTCGAGAAGCTCGAAAGCCTGGCCTTTGTAGGCCAGAGGTACGAGACGGTAGAGGGCGGCCAGGAGGAACTTTTCCCTCGGGTGGATCAGCTCGGGGCCTACGACTACGACGAGGACGCCGACGCCTACGTGATCCCCCAGGCGATCAAAGACGCGATCTGTCTCGAAGCGGTGGCGATCCTCGCCGCGACCGCATCCAGCGATTACGACGAGGTGGACGACCTTCAAGAGCACGGTGTGAAGTCCGTCCGGATCTCCGGGACGGGGCTTCAGTACGAGTTCCGGGGCTCTTCTACATCAGATTCGAGAGAGGGGTTCTACTCAAAGCGGGCGTGGCGGCTTCTGGAGCGCTACCTGGCGCGGGATGTGAGGGTGATATGAGCCTGATGAGCCCCTTCCTGAAACAGACCGCAACGCTGAGGAGGATAGCTACGGGCCCGGATTCGTGGGGTAACTACACATATTCGACTTCATCGATTAGCTGTCGATTCGAAAAGCTCTCGAAGCTATTTCGAAACACCGAGGGCGAGACTTGGACCTCGGAGGCCCATATCTTCGCTGATGTCGAGCTCCGGGAGGGCGACGAAATCACGATCGGGAGCGAAACGAGAGAAATCCAGAAGATCAGCCACATGCCGGATCTGGACGGATCCGACACCTTCTGGGAGGGCTGGCTATGAAGGTCGAATGGCACGGAGCCGCCCTTTCGGCCGCCGTCAAGGTCGTCGGACTGGCGTCGATCCATCGGGAGTCCGAGGGCGTCCTAACCAGGACGATCCCTAGAACGCCTATCGACCGGGGGCCGCTCAGGGCATCAGGGCACGTCACGGACGTGGGGAACGGTTCCGAGATCGGATTCAGCACGCCATATGCTGTTAGGCAGCACGAGGATACATCCCTCCATCATGATGAAGGTGAAGCGAAATTCCTCGAAAAAGAGCTTGCGGAAAGCTCGCAGGACATAATCAAACGTATCAGTCGCGATTTGGGGGCGGTGATGAAATGATAACACGAATCATAGCGGCCGTATACTTACTGGTCGTCGCCGGTCTCGCAGCCAGCATCGAGATCAGGGGTGACTATGCCGGGGACGGGGACTTCACGATCAGGGGGAGCCTCGGAGGCCAGACGGTGGCCACCGGGGGCCGCAACGCCAGCATGGCCTACGGCCAAATCCTGACCGACTCTGGAGCCTTCGCGGGCCTGGACATGGACGGCGAGGGCGGATCGTTCCGGATGATCGGGAACTACGGCCTCTCCCATCTGGCTCAGGCCTCGGGGGCTACGGTCCTCTCGGCGCGAGCTCGCGTGGAGGACGGATCTTCGGTGTACGCCCTGAAAGGTGTCGGGACGTACCGCGAGAGGATCATCCAGGCCGTCGGATGTCATGGCAATCCGGCCTATCTGGCAGAAGTGGACATGACAGGATCATTCGACGTGAATACTAGCGTGTCGGCTCCCGCCGAAACGGAGCTGTTCATCGAGGCGATATAATGGCGGAAGAAAAGATAGGATGTTGTCCGGAGACGAATTGGGCGGAGCCCCTGGAGGGGTGCTCCACCGAGCCGACGAAACGGTTGGGATGCCCGAATGATCCGGGGGCCATCCTGATGCCCACCGGGTTCACGGGAACCCGGATTGTGGGACTCAAGTATGTCGCGTCCCCGCAATGCGGCGACGTTCCCGGCGGATCGTTCGGGATGACCCGGCGACAGTGGATCGAGTGGACGACAGGCATGGGCCGCCGGGT